CATTCTTGGGCGGCATACCATTTACCGGCTCATTGTCGTCGCTACAAACAATGGACCCTTTCTCGGAGGGAAGCGACTCTAGCAGCGCCCCGATGTCGTTTGCTCAAAGTATTTTTGGATATGTCAAACCAAACTTTGGTCCCATTGTCACTGTCCCTGCCCACATTCTTTTGGAAAACATTGGGTTAACCCAAAAGGTTCTTGGTCAAAAATGGATTAACAAACTTGCTGGCGCAGCGATGGGACCAATTGGAAGTAGCACCCCGCTGTGGGAATCTTTTGTTCCTAACTCAATTGCTCGCTCGTTGTTGCAAGGCGCGGCGTTTGCCGCAGGAATTGACAAACAGGGTTTCAACACTCAAATTATTCAGGCTCAGATTCAAGCTCAGATTGAAGTATTCAACGACATGTCAAATGCTCGTTGGTCGGAATTGTTAAAAAAAGTCGGGCCTAATTACACTTACGACGATGCGTTAATTGACATCAACCAATATCAAGCAAACATGATGAACCCAAATACGGACTCATACAACAAGTTTGTTTCAGAATCTCGTCGCATTGCTCTTATGGATTGGGCGGGTAAAATTGCTGTTGGGTTAATTTCTCCCGTAGCCATTGGTATTGGCAAAGCAGATCCAAAGGGTCGAGCAATCTACACTCAATACGAAAAATTGAACACACCTGCCAACCCATTTGCCGGAACTGCAAAGTTCTACCACGATCACCCAGATATGTTTGGTGACACTTTGGGTACAACTACAACTACTCACGGCAACTATTTGCCCGAGAACAAAGAACTGTACAACGTAGTTGAAGATCCCAAGAACACAAGCATTATCAATAAGTACCCACTCGCAGCATGGGGACTTATTGGCGGCATTGACACGAAAGATAAAAATTACTACGAACCGGCACTTACGGCAACCGTCAACGATGGACTCCGCAAGCGTCTTATGCCAGACGATTTTATAAAAAATCTACAGATTGCAATTGGCAATCAGTGGTACTACGACATGCTTGATCCTTGGTACAAAACCGTCAAAGGTAAGTCTGGCGCATACGAAGCAGAGCAGCAATACATTAAATCTTATGGTCGGGTTTATAACCCAACGTGGTTGGCGCAATTCCAATCCAACACTTCACAAGATAGAGCTTGGTCTACCTACAACCAATTCCTTGAAATGCTCAAAGACCCATCGGTGAAAGAACAATACCCAAAACAAATTGAACAAATCAACAAGTTAATGGAATCCGATTTTCTTCCTGCCATTGGTCAGTTGATGCAATATCAACAAGAAGCCGCCACCGGCAGCAGGTCTTACGCAGAAATCAAGCAATGGTGGCAAGATGGTATTAACAGTTATCTTACCGATCCAAAATATGCAGCAATCAAACCTGCCCTTATCTCCGTACTAGCACCCCTTGGATAACCAATGACAGACACCATGACTCCAACGCCCGACGAACAAGATACTCAAGCGCCAGAAGAAACCGATGCTACCGAGGCTCAGGCACCAGAAGAACAAGCGCCAGAAACTCAGGAAATGCCAATGTCATCAACTGGTATTCCTTCTATCCCCGAGGAAAAGCCCAAAGGCATCAAAGGCGAAATCAAACAAATCGCAGATGATTTTGTTATTCCAATTTCAGAACCTGCAATTGACGAGTGGGCCAAAGTCTTGAAAGACGGCAACACGGATGCGTTTAAAAAATACGCCGAACAAATTGCTCAGGGCATGTACCCGACTTTTGCGCCGCAGATTGCAATGGGTTTGCCAACCCGAGTTTTGCTTGATCCTTACATTCGAGTGGCCGAACAAACACTTGGCGGCATCCCCCAAGAACCGAATTGGTCAGATCCTAAATGGGCCGCTGCGCTTCAAGGTGGCATGGACGAAAAAACAGGTCGCCCTGTTCCAATGACGCTTGACCAATGGGGCAAATATATCATGCAAGATCCTGCTCACGGTTGGGACAAAAGCCCACAAGCACACAACAGGGCAGATGCTTTCAGCAAAGCGTTAAACAGCGCCTTTGGGAATAGGAGTATGTGATGCCAGGTTTTTCAACTTTACCTTCGGCTGGCGGAGCGTACAGCATTGGTGACGTTCCTGCGTTAAAAGGTGTATCTGGCGGAGTCGCTGGCAAAACTCCAACAGATGTTTATAACAACATCGTAGCGAAAGTTGGCATACCCGGACTTCTTAGCGTTTACGAAAATCTGACAGGCACTTACACAACTGATGTTAGTGCTGTCAGAACAGGACTTTTGAAAATGCTTTCCGATTTTGGTACCACTCAAGGTGGTGTCAAAGTTGGCTTGCAAACCCTTCCGGGTGGAAACGGATTAGGCGACTACACGCCTACTACGGGTTCAAACAGGGCTGGTACTAAATCTCTTATTGTTGCTCCCAACACCAATTCTAGCGATAACAGCGGTGGAGGCGGCGGTAATTACGCAGCAGTCACCGATTACTCAGCTTCGGAACAAGCGACAGCCTACAACACCGTTCTTGGCGATCTTCAAGATTGGGGACTTTCTGCCCTTGATCCAACCCTTGCGAATCAAGTGTGGCAGCGCCTTTCAACGCCCGGAGACATGACCAACCTTGGTGGAATCATTGACTGGCTTCGAACTACTCCTGCTTACCAACAGCGATTTCCTGGCAACGCACAACTCATTGCAGAAGGAAAATCTCCCCTTTCAGAAGCAACTTATTTAAGTACCGAAAATAGTTACCAAGGTTACGCACAACAAAGTGGTTTGCCTGCGTCGTTCCTTACTTCACAAGTAATTGGTAATCTTATTGCCAACAATGTGAGTGCCGCTGAGTTCCAACAGCGAGTTCAAAATGGTTACAATGTAGCAGCAAACGCTCCCGCCGAAACTAGGCAATTGCTGAAACAATACTTTGGCATAGACACAGGACAACTCGCTGCATATTATCTTAATCCAGCAAACGCATTGACTAACACGATCAAACAAACTCAAGCCGCAGTCCTCGGCACGGAAGCAGAAGCCACGGGATTTGGCAACTTGACCAACCAACAAGCAACCGATCTTGCGGCAATGAACATGACAGATAGTTCAGGCAATGTCGCAGCGTCCCAAACCCAAGCAGCCTTTGCTAAAGCAGCAGCCCTAAACCCGTTGGAACAAGCAGCCGTAGGAACCCGTGGACAAGCAACCGTTACCCAACAGCAACTCCTTGACTACGCTTTTCCCGGCCAAAACTCTACTGGTGGCACTAACGCAGCCCAAGAAGATGCAGCCCTGAAATTGGCACTCGGGGCTAAGGCAGCAGGTCTTTCCGGTGGTGGAGGTTACGCCGCAGGAACCAAGGGTACGGCTGTTGGGCGAGCATCAACGTAATCTGCTAAGGTGATTACTGCCGCCCCTCGCCAGTGACTGGGAGGGGAGTACACGGTCGGGAAGGGCATTGACTTGGAAAGCGAGTTGGTGGGTGCCTTGAGTTGATCGCCAAGGTCGGTAGCCAATAGCGGAACAAAAAGGTTCTTTACCACCCTAGTCGGTTACACATTGTTCGGCCAAGCAATGTTGGGGGTTTGACTCTTCCGGAGGACACTATTTGTGATACACTTATCCCTAGTGGTGCTTTGGCCGGTGTGAACGCCGTGAGCTAAGGCCGCTGCCCGGTAAGGGTTGGCAACCTTGCTGTGTATAGGCCAACACATAACCCAATCAACTATCCGTGTTCACACCTCCGGTGGACATGCGTAACGGAATGGAGAGACCATGAGCGAATCCGACGAGTTCTACGAGAACGAGGAATCCGACCACCTTGACCCAAACATCCGTGCAGAGTTGCGGAAGTCCAGGGAGCGAGCCAAGGCAGCAGAGGCGGCACAAGCCGAACTCGAAGCCGTGAAGCGTGATCTGGCGTTTACCAAGGCAGGAATCCCCGAAAGTGGAGTCGGTGCTTTGCTTCGCAAGGCTTACGATGGCGATACCGATCCCGAAGCAATCCGCAAGGCTGCTGAGGAATATGGGATCTTCTCTAGCCAAGAGCAGGCGCATGACCCCATCAAAGAAGAACTAGAAACCCACCGGCAAATTCAAGGTTCAACAGGAACTTCGAACTCCGGGCCAACGGCAATGCAGGCTCTTGAAGCTTTGATTGCAGAGGCAAAATCGGCGGATGAGATTATGGCAATTATCTCCAAGCAGGGTGCCGAAGGTGGCATCTACACTCCCGGTATGCGATGATCCATCGGGGTTAATCCAATAAGGAGACCCCAAAGTGGCTTACACCACAACCGCACTTGGGCTGGCACAAGCGGCATATGACCGGCTTGCACGCTTCGCCCTCCGTCCAGAACTTTACTTCGACGCTGTTGCCGATGTAAAGCCCACCAACCAGAGCATGCCAGGTGCTTCGGTGACGTTCCCGATTATCTCGGACCTCGCCATTGCATCCACCGCTCTCAACGAGTCCACAGACGTTACGCCTTCGGCTATTTCCGAGAGCACCGTCACGGTGACGCTTGCTGAGTACGGTAACGCCGTGTTGACGACTGCCGCCCTTCGTGGTGAGTCGTACGTCGAAGTTGACCCCATTGTCGCCAACGTGATTGGTTACAACGCTGGTGTGTCAATTGACGAAGTTGCCCGCAACGTCCTCGCTGCTGGTACAAACGTGGCCTACACTGGCGGTCAGACCGCTCGTACCGGCTTGAACAGCACGACGCTGTTGAAGGCTTCTGACATCCGTGCAGCGAAGGCTCGCCTCCGTTCACAGAACGTCCCGAACTTCAACGGTTTCTACACCGCTTACATCCACCCAAACGTCTCTTACGACTTCACCTCGGAAACGGGTTCGGCTGCATGGCGTGACCCACACACCTACTCACAGCCCGGTGAGATTTGGGCCGGTGAACTGGGAGCGTTTGAAGGCTTCCGCTTCATCGAGACCCCTCGTGCCCCTGTGTTCCAGGGCGCAGGTTCCTCAACTGGCACCGTCGGTGCAAACGTCTTTGGCGTCCTTTGCGTGGGTCGTCAGTCGCTTGCTAAGGCGTGGAGCATGGTTGACGGAAACACCGAACAGCCTCACGTTGTTCCTGGTCCGATCACCGACTTCTTGCGTCGGTTCGTGCCTTGGGGCTGGTACTGGCTCGGTGGCTACAGCATCTACCGTCAGGCTTCGATCCAGCGGATTGAAACTGGTAGCTCGCTGACCTACTCCGACCCTGCTATCGACCAGTAGTCGTTAGCCTTCTAGGGAGCCACCGTGGTCTTTAACTGCGCACATTGCGGATCTGCTGATCTGATTGCTGGACAAGATATGTACCAGTGTTTGATTTGCGGAAAGCATACGCACGTTAATGGAACTGCGGTGGCTCCTTGGGAAGGCGAAGCACCTTTAACTACTTGGTTTGGTCGCCGTAATGTTGACGGTGGCCGATACAACAGTCAGGAGTAATCATGGGAGTTTCATCCCCAACAGGCATGGGCGAGAAGCGAGGCATGGAGTGGGCCGGACAACCCGGTACGCCCCTTCCTTTGCGTCCTGAGCGTGCCAAGGCTAACGACGCCGCATCCTACGGTACGCACGACATGGACAGCGAAATGGCTGCCGACGGTCGTGTGGAAATGAGGGACACCGGCAAAGCAACTCGAATCAACGTCGCTGCTACAAACCGCGACACTGACAACAGCCGTGCTCACCTTGGTGATCCCCTTATGGGTGCCAAGGTAATCATGGGCGGAAAGATGAACCGATGAGCGTTCCCGGATCTATCGGCACCACCCGTGAAATGAGCAAGGAAGAACTGTCGGGCCACATGAACGATGACTACAGCCACCCATCAGTGGTCGCTAAGGTCGCGGATTCTGGCTCGGTCAACCGTGGCATGTCAGACATCGCTACCAAGCGTGGCGTCAAGGCTCCTCTTGTGATTCAAGACATTTCCGCTGACCAGCACGGTTCGTGGATCAACGACGTTCACACGCCGAACGATGTCACTGGTTTCCCATTCAAGGTTAAGGAAGTCTAATGGATTACGGTTTTGACGCAGCAGACAGTCACCGTTCGATGCAGACCGACACCTGCCACGGCAACTGTGGGTCCGAGTGCCCCAGTTGCGCTGGCAAGGTAGAAGTCAACTTCCGTCCTCGTGACATTCGTGGCGACTTCTTTGGGATTGCTGATCCTAAGCTTGAAGGCGCACCGGCAGAAGGCGACTCACGGTTCGTCCGAAACGCTGACAGCAGCGGCATCAGACTGTAGGGGGCTAAATGGCCCGCCTGCGGTTTGACGCAGTACGAGGGGAACTAAGCGCCCCTATCGCAGCCACAGACACGACAATCTCCTCTCCTGGCCTTGCCCGAATGGGTACGGTTGGGGGAGGGGATGTCGCTCTTGTCTGCCTTTATTCAACTGACTCAAACGGCAACATCGTTGCTGCTGAAAATGTCTACGTCACCTCCCACATCACGGGGGCTACTTCGGCTGTCGTCACTCGTGCAGGTGATTCCACCGTTGCACAGGGCTGGCCGATCTACACCGCATGGTCACACGGCTTCGCTGTCGCTGATGTATCGGACATTGAATCTCTTACCACCGCTGAGACTGCCCGTGCTGAAGCAGCCGAAGCAAGTCTCTCCTCCGCCATCTCCACCGAACAAAGCGTTCGAGCAGCAGCCATTACTGGCGTGCAGGGTCAAGTCTCGGCTGAGGCTTCCACCCGTGCGTCTGCCGACACCACGCTTCAAAACTCCAAGCTTCAAGGACTCGCTCGCACCGCTGTAGCCACAGGCGCTACGACTGCCTACAACGGCAACCTCATCCCTTGCGACTCCACCGCTGGCGGCTTTAACGTCACCCTTGCTTCGGGCCAACCGAACGGTGCGTACATCTGCGTCAAGATCATCAAGGGAAACAACACCGTCAACATCCTCACTTCGGGAACAGACGTGTTCAACCTCGCAGGTGGTCCAACCTCCATCTCACTGACACAGGCGTTGATGGACTTTACGTTCCTCTACGATTCCGCCACTGGCATTTGGACTGCCCAATCTGAGGTCAACCCCGGAGCCATAGGCCCGCAAGGTTTTCAGGGCGCACAAGGTCCACAAGGCTCTCAGGGAGCCACAGGGAGCCAGGGGCCACAAGGATACCAAGGTGCGTCAGTGCAAGGCCCACAGGGGACTACAGGGGCCACTGGTGCCCAAGGGCCACAGGGGAGTCAGGGCAACCAAGGCAATCAGGGTTATCAGGGACCGCAGGGCTATCAGGGCACGCAAGGAAATCAAGGATTCCAAGGAACCCAAGGATTGACGGGAAGCCAAGGCGCTCAGGGTTATCAGGGCAATCAAGGCACGATGGGCTACCAAGGCAACCAAGGCGTTGTCGGCTCTACCGGACCACAAGGAACCCAAGGCGTTCAAGGCCCACAAGGATATCAAGGTAATCAGGGTTATCAGGGTAATCAAGGATTTCAAGGTGCTCAGGGCTATCAGGGTCAGGCGTCTACCGTACAAGGCCCGCAAGGTTTTCAGGGAGCGCAAGGGAGTCAAGGATCTCAGGGCGCTACCGGCGCTCAAGGCCAACAGGGATACCAAGGCAATCAGGGAACACAGGGAGCGACGGGTAGTCAAGGAGCGACGGGCAGTCAAGGATCTCAGGGCGCTACCGGATCGCAGGGCGCTACGGGATCGCAGGGCGCTACGGGATCGCAGGGTTCAACTGGTGCGCAGGGCTCGCAAGGATATCAAGGCAACCAAGGGTATCAGGGCTACCAAGGTGCTTCCATACTTCCTGCCTCAACATCTCAAACTTCTGCTGTCACGGCTACTGCTGGACAGGTAACGGTTTGTAACCCTTCAAGCACATTTGCCGTAACGCTTCCCGCTTCACCCGCTAACGGAACAATATGTGGCGTGTACGTTTTGGCAGCGGCTACTTCATATGTCACGGTTGCGGCTGGATCAGGTAACACGCTTGACTACTCAGTTGGGCGCTTGTACGCAGGTCAATCTGCATACCTTGTATACAATTCCAACACGACTTCTTGGGTTCTTGAAGCAGGCAACCCAACGCAAGCAAACCCCGCTGGGCGAATTTATGCAAATGCAGCAACAACTGTTGGAACAACCGCAACACAAATTGCTCTTGCAGGTCAATCTTATTTGAAAGGCGGAATGACTAAAAGCGGCAACACTCTTATTGCTCCGATTTCTGGTTATTATCAAATAGATGGTACCGCTAACTGCGGTGGTTCTAGCGGATTAAATGTTGTTTTTATTTATGTAAATGGTTCTAATGTTGCTCAAGCCGGAGTAACGGCAGCAACATTTAATGTTGTTAGTGTTTCTGACATTCAATACGTTGCCGCTGGTCAAACAATTGCTCTTTATGGTCAAAATACTGGTGCATCGGCTTCATCGGGAAGTTCCGGTACTAGCACTTATCTTTCAGCAACATTGGTGAGCCAGTAATGATTGACGCACCCTACTCCGCATCAACTTACTCAGCCGATCCTGTTTCTACGGGTCCACTGTTTCATTTCCAGACGCCAACGGTTGACGACATCCCGAACTACTTGCCAGACGATCACGGTCCTGCTGTTTGGTTGTTGCGCCACTACCGTCCCAAGACTCGTGGCGTGAACGTCTTTGTCTTATCTGATGGGACTGTGGCACAAGACACAGCGACAGCAGAGAACTCAAACACTTCGTACCCTTTGCCGTGGATCTTGAACGATCCCTCTGGCCCATTCGCCTACACAACAAACTGGGACTTGACAATTGAGACAGCAACACTTCCTGTCTACATAGATTACGTCTACTATGGGAGTCACCTGTACACCATCAACCAGACCGAGGCCAACTTCCTGAGTGCTGCTGGCTACTCGGACCGCATTACCCCGATCTAGGAGAACAAT